TAGGAATCAATGACATTTCGGCGCTTAGACTTACGGTGTTGAACAAGCTGGTTACGAGGTACATGAGCCCGCCGAACTTGATCCTCAGTAAAATGTTTAAGACTGTGAATTACGAGTCGGACAACATTGAATGGGAATCGCAGATTGGTAGCAGGGGGTTAACCCCGTTTGCTGCGGAAGATGCGGAGAGTCCGGCTGCCGCCGTCCCTGGAATCGGTGAGAATTCGGCACACGCTGCGTTTTGGAAAGAGCGAACTTTTTTTGGGTCGTCTTTCTTGAACAACATCCGTGAACCCGGGACTGATCGAAAATACCAAAAGGCGTCCAGAACTCTTGGGAACCAAGTTCGGAATCTCAGCAATAGAAGTTATCGCAGAGAAGAGTGGATGTGTGCGCAGATGCTTTGCAATGACGGATTCACGTATAAGGACAAGAACGGGGTTTATATTACCCTGGACTACGGAATCCCGGATGATAACAAGGTTACTCTCGCCGCTGATTACAAATGGGACGACGGGACTAAACGGGATATCGCTGAAAATATTTTTGATGCGAAACTCCTTGTGAGTAATGCAAACGCTGGCGTTTTGTCGGATGCAATTTTCACGACAGAAGTCCTTAAGCTCATGATATTTGATGATACCATCCAAACGCTATTGTCGAAGTCTAACTATGGTCAGGGCGATTTATTTGCAAACCCCACCAGCGTAATCGGTAGCTTGGTTGGTATCGCCAACATGCATCTTTATGATGAGGCTTACCAAATCCGTGCATGGCTGACATCAGCATTGTCGTCCGGCGCAGGTCCGCATACGGTGTCTGTTGACACAACGGTCGATTTTGAAGTGGGCGGGACGCTTACTGTTTTGGATACATCTGCGAAAACGACTGAAACCTTAACCATTACGGCGGTAAACACCAACGCCGGGACTCTTACGGCGACAGGAACGCTTTCTTCTTCTTATAAGTCGGGTGACGACTACGTGTATATGACCAAAAAGTTCATCCCCACAAACAAGTTCATTATGTGGGCGAACAGCGTAGACGGAGAACCTATTGCAGAATTTATGAAGGCACCGCATGAGCTGGCAAGAAAATGGGGGCAGCAGATTGACCGCTGGGAAAAGAGAGACCCGGACGGAATATTTGTGCGGGTGGAAGATAAGGGTCTTCCCGTTCTTTATCATGAAGACGCGGTTTATCAGCTAACTGTAGTTTAGGGGGTGATCTTATGGAACAAGGACGTGGACCATTCCCAAGCCCTGCTTTTAAAAAGCAGCTTGCGGCCAATGACCCATCCCCCATGCTGGGTACGATCTCCGGCGAGGTGACTGCAAGCTCGCCTGGGCGTATTCTTGGGGCAGTGAATGTTGCCGGGAAGATATCGGATGTTTGGTTTTCGGTCGGCGCCAGCGGCAAGGACGATAGCGATACATTGTCCATGACCGTGGATGTTATGATTAACGGGACTTCGTGCCTTACCACTCCGCCTGTTATTGCTCATGTAAGCGGAGAGGCCAGCACGAATAAAACCACAAAGGTTTCCGGAGATACCGGAGTAACGCAGCGCGTTTTGGACCCGGACAATAACGATGTGTCCCTTGGGGATGTTATTACTTATGATATGACCTTGACCAGAACCGCTTCGCCCACAACCGAAATGAACGCAGTTGCGGTTGTTGTTGAATTTGAACCCGCTTAACCATGGGGGCAATCGATGAAAATCGAAATACTGAAGACATTGAAAGGATCTACTACCTGGAGGAAGGGGACTGTGTTCAATGACACTGTTTCCCCGATCCCAGGTGATATCCTTAAAGAGGTTGACAGTGGATCAAACGCTGTCAAAATGATCGCAACCGAGAAACCAATTGTTGCGGTTGAACCCGAAATTGAGACCAAAGAGATCGTGGTAGAACCATTTGTTAAATATGACGCCGACAGTGTTGTCGGTGCTATACCGGAACCACCGGCCCAAGAATTATTGGAGATGGTGGAAAGAACGATGACGATGGCACAACCACAAGAGAAAATTTCACCAACTCCTCCAGAGAAGGAAGAGTCGTTTAAATGCACTAAATGCCAATGGGTCGGCAAAACAGCGGCAGCTTTAAAACGCCATAATACCATGAACCATAGGTGATACGATGACCAGGACTGAGATGATAATTCGGCTCCAACAGGAGATAAAGGGGCTTTCGTCCAATCTAGAACAGATCGACTATGAGAACGCGATCAACGCTGCCGAACGTGACACTGGATGGTCTATGCCACAGTCAACAAACTTCAAGATAAAATGGCTGATGGATCGATCCAAGCGCCATCTATTTTTCTTCCTGTTGTCAGAGTCAGCAGCAAAATTTAGGTTTAAAGCGATCCATCTTCAGCATAAATTCGAGCATTACCGGCTAATCATAGCGGATATGGATAAGCGGTTTGCGGAAGCCCAGGCGGAGTTTGCTTTTGAATTCGCAGATGTTTCATCATATGAAATTGCGGGAACGAAAATTGACGCGGGGTTTAGCTATGAGCCACTAACGGGTAGGGACACAACCTACGACGAAAATAATCAAGTTTCGATTCACCCAAATGAGAATTCATGAGCGTTGGCGAAGATATAAAAGATGCGCTTGCAGAGGTTGGTTCGGGTTACACGATCTTGCGGGATAGCGGAAATATCGAAGGTGGGTATGGGTTGCTTGAATTCTCTGCTCAAGTGACTAAGCCGATTACGATAGAATCCTTTAGACGTGGCATGATTTCGTTTGATGCGGCTTTGGTCGCCGGTGACGTAGTCCGGTTCGACGTGGTTGACGAAACATATCTCGCAACAAACATGCTTCCGGAACTGTTTGAAAACGCAGTCGCTCACTATGATACTGTTTTTTACAAGTGCAATATCACTAGCGGTGAGCTAATGAGGCCAAGCGGAGAAACATGGGACGATCCCACGAGCCAGTACCACAAGGAAGCTGAGTGGGAAACAATCAAATCCGGCGTGAACGCTATGCAGGTAGCCGCCCTTTACGGGAACGACCTGGAAGCGGAAGAAGAAATCGCTTTGCTTGGGTTAAACAAAAATGAAGTCTTGATTCAACATTCTATTGGGGCCCAGGTCCTGGATCGCTGGCAGCCGACCTCTGGCGAGTACTACCAGGTTAGTGTAATCGAAACGAGACGATACCCAAACATTGACGTTTTAATTATTGAAGAAGACCGCAGATAAACAATCCTCGTGGAGGAAGAAAATGAAGAAACGAGTGTTATTCGTGGGTGAAAACCCTCTCGGAACATCTGGAATTTCAAATATGCTGGCCGCGATACTCAAGCGCCTGGACATGGACAGGTACGCCCCTGCATGCTTTGTGGCGGAGAACGTGGACCCAACAAAAATTCTTTTTGACCCATTGCCTTATACCGCGGTGAATGCTTCCATGACTGACGACTATTGGGGGAACAGACGGTTAGTGTCTTTGGCTCAAAGCTCTGATTTTGATTACCTCTGCATGGTGGGAGTCGATTTCTGGCGATACATGCCCGCCTGGAGCTCGATAAGGCAGATCCGAGACGCAAAGAAATTCAAGTGGATCGCCATCTTTCCATATGACCTGTGGAAGATCCAACCGTCCTGGGTAAAGTACCTTAACGCTCTTGACTACCCTTGTGTTTATTCTCAGTATGGCTATGAGTCGCTGAAGCCTTACGTGCCGCATGTTCGATATTATCGACCGGAATTAAATGGATGGGAAACGTTTATCCCGATGAAGGATAAAATGGCTGCACGGAAAGAAGTGTTTCCGAATGTTTCCGACGATAAAATTATCTTTGGTTTTATTGGGAGAAACCAAATCCGGAAATCGCCCGAGATCCTGATCAAAGCTTTCTTTGAAGCTAAGAGGGAAAATCCAGACATTGTTCTATACTTGCACGCTGAAATGGAGCATCTTCACAATCTGAGGCAAATTGCCCAAGATTGTGGCGCACAAGATGGAGATTTAATATCAAAACAGCAGGGCGTATCCTACGACAGAAATAAAATGCCGACGATCTATAATGCCCTAGATTGTGTCATTAATTGCAGCATGCAGGAGGGTCTTTCATTGACACCCCTTGAGGCCATGGCGTGTGGTGTGCCGGTGATTGCGTCCGACACTACGGCTCAAACGGAACTCATCGCTGGGGTAGGAGAGATTGTCCCCTGTAACAACCTCTCATTCGTCCCGATGACAGGCGAAAACGGCCCGGTCACAATTGAATCCCGAGCGTGCGGGGTGCCCGAGGTTGCCGAGTCCATTCTGGAAGTAGCGGAAAACAAAAATCTACGGGAGGCCATGAGTATAAAAGGGTTGCAGAGGGCAAAAGAATGGCTTGATGGAACGGATGATATCAACGATTTGCTGGCCATTGCGGGGAAGAGAGCCAAACCAGCCAAGAAAATCCAAGCGGTATTATTTGCCCAGCATTCTTCCGCAGGCGATGTGCTTATGACGACCCAGTGTTTTAAGGGAATCAAGGAGCGCCATCCTGATATGCCATTGGTTTACATGACACAGAAGGTTTTCGCAGGGGTTGTTTTCGGGAACCCGTACATTGATGAAATCATTGAATGGGATGAGCGGCACCTGAAAGCATATGCGGTTGTCTACAACCCACACGGGGAGCACATCCTCAAAGGTGGTTTCAATAGCCTGGACGTCACCCTCCACAGTATGTACCCGTACTTCACGAATGTTGAACCGGATGA